CACATTCGTTCAGAAGAAACAAGCATGGGAAGCAGATGAAGGATACCATGATGACCTTGTAATGTGTATGGTTCTCTTTGCATGGTTAGTCATGCAAGAATATTTCAAAGAAATGACAGACCAAGACGTTAGGAGAAGAATATATGAAGAGCAACGAAATCAGATTGAGCAAGACATGGCTCCTTTTGGGTTTATTGATGATGGCATGGGTGATGACACCTTCATTGATGCAGATGGAAACCTCTGGGAGTATGGGAATACACAAGAAGAAGTAAGTTACATGTGGAACTACTGATGGATATTGGAGATCAATTTTCACTAGAGCACTTACTATTCAGAGAAAGAGTGTGTAGAGTCTGTGGAGAAACAAAAGATCTCTTAGAAGATTTTTATATTACCAGAAAAAAGAAAAAAGGTCTGCCGTCAGCATATGCATACGAATGCAAAGAATGTACAGTAAAAAGAGTTATGGAATCTAGAAAAAAGAGAGATCCTTTTGTTGATTGGAAATATCCAGATTGGTAGTTCATGCACAGTTCACCACCTCTGAAACCGCCAAAAATCTAAATACTTACAGATAAATTTGATATCTAAGAGGTAAAAACATGGCAAGTCAAGTCTCGCCTGGTGTTGTTATTAGAGAAAGTGATTTATCCAATGCGGTTGTTGTAGGAGCACAGGCAATTGTTGCTGCTATCGCTTCTTCTTTCCGCACTGGACCAGTAGGCAAAATTACACCAATCGATTCTGAGAGAGAACTGATTGATACTTTCGGAACACCAGCTGAGGCAAATGCTGCTGATTGGTTGGTTGCTTCCGAGTTCCTCCGTTACGGTGGACAACTCGCAGTTGTTAGAGCAACAACTGGAGTTCTAAACGCAACAAAATCTGGATCTGGCGTTCTGGTTGCAGATAAAGATGCATTTGATGCTGGCGTAACTTCAGAGAAGTTTGCTGCTCGTTACGCTGGTGCTGATGGTAACAACCTTCGCGTTGTTATTGTTGACCGACTTGGAGATTCCAAGATGACTAAAGTTGGTCACGGTCTATCTGTTGGCGATGCTCTTAGTGACGGTGTAACCACCGATCACCAAGTTACTGCAGTTCTAAGTGCAGATGTTGTAGTAATCAGACATGGTTCTGCAGCTGCTGTAAGTGGCAATGGATATACCCAGTCAGCATTTACTGCATCAGACTGGAATGGTATTCAGATCGCATCAACTGGTTTAACTTATAAGGCAATCGGTCCTCGTCCTGGTACTTCTGCATTTGCTGCAGAGCGTTATCTATCAGACGATGAGGTACATGTTGCTATTATTGACGAATCAACAAATACAATTGTAGAGCGTCTTACATATCTTTCAAAACTAGCAGATGGCAAGTCACCAGAAGGCAACTCAACCTATTGGAAAGATTACGTAAACGAATTTTCAAGATACGTTTATGCTGGTTCTTCTCTTACTTCTGCAGAACTAACTACAGGTGGTGAAGATTCTGGTGCATCTGCAGCATCTTACGCTGCTACAGCACTTGCTCCAAAAGCACTTTCACTAATTTTATCAACTGCAGGTGGCGCTCTTTCTGGTGGTACAGATGATTATTCTTATACACCTGGAGAAATTCAAGCAGCATACGATCTATTTGGCGACACAGAAGCAACCGAAATTGATTTCGTTCTAATGGGCGGATCAATGGGTACTGAGGTAGACACAACAACTAAAGCATCTGCGGTAGCATCAATTGCTAATACAAGAAAAGATTGTATTGCATTCATCTCACCATATGTTGGCAATCAGGTTGCAACTTCTGGTGGTGTCGCACTTTCTTCTGCACAACAGCTAGAAAATACAATTAGTTTCTTTGATAGCATTGGATCTTCTTCTTATGTTATTTTAGACAGCGGTGTTAAGTATACTTACGACCGCTTCAACGACAAGTATCGTTATGTTGGTTGTAACGGAGATGTTGCTGGTCTTTGTGTTTCAACTTCTGCAGTTCTTGACGACTGGTTCTCACCAGCAGGTCTAAATCGTGGTGGTCTGCAGAATGTTGTGAAGCTCGCTTTCAATCCTAATAAGGCACAGCGCGACGATCTATACACCAACAGAATTAACCCAATCGTTTCATTCCCTGGTTCTGGTCCAGTTCTCTTTGGTGACAAGACTGCTCTTGCTTCACCTAGCGCATTTGACAGAATCAATGTTCGTCGTCTCTTCCTCAATGTTGAGAAGAGAGCAAGAGCACTTGCTGAAGCAGTTCTGTTTGAGCAAAACGATACTACAACTCGTTCTGGTTTCGCTGCTTCTATCGGTTCATACCTATCTGAAGTACAAGCACGTAGAGGAGTTACTGACTTCTTAGTTGTTTGCGATGAAAGCAATAATACCCCAGAGATTATTGATAGAAATGAGTTTGTTGCTGAACTCTACCTCAAGCCAACACGCTCTATCAACTATGTAACAGTTACTGTAACTGCTACAAGAACGGGCGTTACTTTTGCTGAAGTTGTCGGTAGATAATTAGTAATAGAGAAAAAACATCACAGAGGTAAAAACAAATGGCATCGTCAAACGTAAGTCAGTTTCTAAGCACTATTGGTCAGGGCGTGAAGCCCAACATGTTCCTGATCAATGTTCAGTTCCCAGCTGCAATTGCTCTACAAACTGAAGATCAAAATCTTACAAATATTCTTTGTAAGTCAGCAGCACTTCCTGGTTCAAACCTAGGAGTTATTGAAGTTCCTTTCCGTGGAAGAACTGTAAAGATTGCAGGTGATCGTACATTCGACACCTGGACTACTACATTCTTCAACGACAAAGACTTTAAACTTCGTGGATTCTTTGAGCAGTGGGCAAACAGCATCAACACTCATGAGGGTAATACTTCTCCTCTATTTGTTCCAAATAACTCAGAAGGTTATATGGCAGATCTTCAAGTTGATCAACTTGAAAAAGATGCTAGCGAAGAAGGTGCTATCCTAAGAAGATACATTCTTAAGCATTGTTTCCCAACTAATGTTTCTCAGATTGATCTTGCTTATGATAGCAATGATCAGATTGAAGAGTTTACTGTTGAGTGGCAGTATTCATACTTCACCGCTGAGGGAGGAACCAGAGCTGGAGTTTCTAACATAGGCGTAGTCTGATAAATAGTTGAACGCTCAATTTGAATAGATAATCATGAGTCAACTATTTGGCTTCCAAATCAATAGAAAGGAGGGACAGAAGGGGCAATCCCCTGTCCCTCCTTCTGCTGATGAACCCATCGCCGTTGCCGCTGGTGGGTATTATGGAACATATGTAGATACGGATAATCAAGCTCGCAATGAGTTTGAAATGATTCGTCGTTATCGTGACATGGCAATTCACCCAGAAGTAGACAGTGCAGTAGATGAGGTTGTAAACGAATTTATTGTAAGTGATGCTTACGATAGTCCTGTAGAAATCAACTTAGATAATCTTGAAGTTGGTTCAGGAGTAAAAAATAAAATTCGTAGTGAGTTTGATTATATCAAACGTCTGTTAAATTTTGACAATCGTGCGCATGAGATTGTCAGAACTTGGTACATTGATGGTAGATTATTTTACCACAAAGTTATAGATCTAGATAATCCAAAGAAAGGTATTACGGAACTTCGTTACATTGATCCAATGAAGATCAAGAAGGTTCGTCAAAAAATTGACAATACTCCAAAAGATTCTCTTGCTCGTGCAGCAATTAAAGGCACAGCACTTGAGTATGAATATGGTACATTTGTTGATTACTATCTTTACAATCCAAAAGGTTTTTACAAAGGCGGAGTTCTAGGACCAATTGGTGATATGTCACTTTCACAAGGTGTGAAGATGGCAACAGATTCAATCACCTTTGTTCCTTCAGGTCTCCAAGATCTAAACAAGAGAATGGTTCTTGGTTTCCTCCACAAGGCAATCAAGTCACTCAATCAATTGAGAATGATTGAAGACAGTCTCGTTATCTACAGATTGTCTCGTGCTCCTGAGCGTAGAATTTTCTACATTGATGTAGGTAATCTACCTAAGGTCAAGGCAGAACAATATCTCCGTGACGTGATGGCACGTTACAGAAACAAACTGGTTTATGACGCTTCAACAGGAGAGATCCGCGATGATAAAAAGCATATGTCAATGCTTGAGGACTTCTGGCTCCCACGTCGCGAAGGTGGTAGAGGAACAGAAATTACGACTCTCCCTGGTGGTCAAAATCTTGGTGAGTTAAAAGACGTTGAGTATTTTAAAAAGAAACTTTAC